AAGCTCGGTTTCTCTCCCACACCCTTGGGGGCCCGTCCCCCTCGCGGGGCACCCCCCAGCCCCTGCCGTGACGGCACGCCATCCGCCCGAAGGGCGTATGCTACCTACTTTAGGGGCGGTACTCGTTTAATTATCATACCAGTAGACTCTGGTATTATATCCATGGATGATAAGACCATCATTGGAGGCATCGGTGCCTCTATCGGCAATGCCGACTATATAAATCTCGCCTTCTTGAATTGCATTTGCACTGTCCCAGCGCACATGCTTTGTAAACTTACGATGAATCGTTACAGTTTTACTTTCGTTATAACCTAGGTTCTGCTCAGAGGAGATTGAACCTTTGCAACTTGCTATGATTTTGATATCATGCATTTGTTCTATATTTCTATGGCTCGTAAAGTCAGTTCGAGTACCGTCAAGGGGTGATCTCTCAAACATTCTATCGCATACTAATGCTCTTGATGATGCAGGCTGAAGGCCTTTAAATTGGATTAGATAAATCCTGTAATTCGTTTTAACGTGGGAGGCTACGCCATTATGAGAGATTTTCATTGTTAGGTGAATTGAAGACAATTTGATTGAATTACCATTGCGGTTGTCCATGTTATCGCCCTTAGCGATATTAACTAAATTAAAATGACTAACAAACGGATCATCGGGATATAAATTTGTGGCAGCTGTAATGACTTGAGAGTCTTTAAACTTCTTTTCTGGATTCAGAACATTTTTAATTGCGGCGACGTCCTTTACAAGTCTACTGACACGTAGACCACCCGATTTGGTGCTGTATCTCTGTTTTACCTTTCGAACTACGAACTTTTTAGCGGATCTAAACGGATGTTTAGTGTAGGGCATTATTATAATGCGTTTATATTAAAATTATTTTTCTCTCAAAAAACATTATATGCAAGTAAAAAATAGTTCCGATAGTTCCAACGGAGGGGTAATAGTAGAACCCTCCTCCTCGTGCAAAAACAAAAAACAAGTCTCACCCAAGGTTGCTTGGTGTTTTACCTTGAACAATTATTCTGATGAACAAATAGCCAGCATAATTAGTTCCATGGAACTAAATTGCAGACTTGGATTCTTTAACAAAGAAATAGCACCATCGACGGGAACTCCACATCTTCAAGGATACTTTGAATTCAAGGAAAAAATGAGGCCAGTGGGCATCTTTAAAATTCCAGAAATGCATTTTACTGGTGCAAAAGGAAATCTGGATCAAAACTTTAAATACTGTTCAAAGGAAGCTGATAATGGACAAATGACATTTTCCATTGGTAAAATTCAAAAAACAAAATTGCGCGTAATAGAAACTTTGCGCCCATGGCAAGCAGCTTGCGAATACATGGTTATGTATGAATTGGATGAACGTAATGATAGAACAATCAATTGGATTGTAGATAGAGATGGTGGAGCCGGTAAAACACAGTTCTGTAAATATATGTCAACAAAAATTGGCCAGCTAATGATTATTACTGCTGGCGCTTACAAAGATATAGCCTGTTGTCTAAATCTTGCTGCGGAAGATTGGGATCTGAATGATCCTACGGTTATATTCTATAATTTGCCACGGGATAGCGATGATAGAGGATTATTATCCTACAAAGCATTGGAGTCTTTAAAAGATGGTATGATGACCAGTACAAAATACGAATCTAAAACAATGATGTTTAATTCTCCTTCAGTTTGGGTTTTCTCTAACAATATGCCAAGTCTTGAAAAATTATCTAAGGATAGATGGAAAGTATGGAGCATACAAAATAATGAATTGCATGACATCACAGATGAACATTTCGTTACAAACCCTTTTGAGGATCGCTAAGATACAGCAACATGATCCGAAGCTTCGCTCCCGAGAAAGCTCGGTTTCGCTTGCGCGAAAGCTCGGTTTCTCTCCCACACCCTTGGGGGCCCGTCCCCCTCGCGGGGCACCCCCCAGCCCCTGCCGTGACGGCACGCCATCCGCCCGAAGGGCGTATGCTACCTACTTTAGGGGCGGTA